CTTGGTGACGGTGACGGCGTACACCTTGGAGGTGCTGCCGTTGGTCACGGTGACGGTCACGATGTTGGCGCCGGCGGACCAGGTGGCGGAGCTGCCGGAGGTCACGGTGGTGGTGCCGTTCTTGATGGTCACGGTGGCGTCAGGATCCACGGCGGTGGCGGTGATGGTGTTGGTGCTCGCGGTAGTGGCCGCGGTGTAGTTGGTGACGTCCTTATTGAACGCCGGAGTCAGGGACAGGGAGCCGATGGTCAGGGAGGCCAGGTCACCGCTGGGAGATACCGCGGCCAGCCTGAAGGCGCTGTGCAGCCTGATCTGATGGTCGCCCCAGGCGGTGAGTACGAAGTAATACTCGCCCTTGGTGACGTCCTTGTCGGTGTCGAAGATGGTGTCGATGTCGTAGTTCTGCTTGCTGTAGCGGAAGTCGCCGACGACGGGGATGGTGGCCCTGTCGTTGAAGATCACCGGGATCCCGATGACGTCCTCGGGCTTTTTGCCCCACAGGTCGTTGCCGTCGCCTTTCAGGGTCTGGATGGCGGCGTAGTAGTCGGACTTCTTCATGACGCACTTCGCGTTGGCGGCGAAGGTCTCGGGCAGGTCTGCCCAGGCGTTGATGATGGCCTGGATCAGGTCGGGGCCGGTGACAGTCTTGATCAGGGTGTCGCCGCTGTCCTCCTCGTAGAAGCTCATGTGCGCGTGGTCGCTGTCATAGGCGCCGGAGCCGGAGGCGGGGGCGAAGGCCCTCATCTTCTCCTTGATGGCCAGGCCGGAGCGCAGGGCGTTCTCGACGGCGCTCACGAGGTCGAGGTCGGAGCCGTGCAGCACGGTGTCCTTGATGGTGGCCTTGATTTTGGTCTTGAACCGTCCGTAGGTGATGGAGTCGCCGGTGAGCTCGATCTCTTTGGCGGTGTCGGTGTCCGCCACGTCGGCGAGGTCGGAGCCCTCGATGGTGAAGAGCAGCTTGGGCTCCTCCAGGCCGGTGACGTTGCTGACGGGCTCGACCTGGCGGAGGCTGTTCTCCTCGACCGGCTCGGTGATCAGCTCCTGGGAGAGGTTCTTGGGCAGCAGCTTGGAGCCGTAGCCCAGGTCGGCGTTGTTGGCAGGCAGGGCGCCCAGGCCGCTGTAGGCCTTGGAGATGTCCCCGCCGTTGAAGGCGGCGCGGTAGAATGCAGCCTTCGCGGCGATCCTGCTGTCGCTCTTGCCGCCCACGGCCTGCCTCTCGGCAGCCTTGACACTGGCGAGCTGGCGGGCCTCCTCGGCGTCGTGCTCGGTCTTCAGCATGTCGTAGCGGGCCTGCAGCTCGTCGCGGTGGGTCTTCTTGGCGTTGATCTCGGTCATTTCCACGGAAGGATCCGCGGCTTTCTCGGCGATCCAGGCAGCGTCGGCGGCGATGGCCTTCTCAAGGGTCGCGAGATGGGACTTCATGTCGTAAAGAGTCATTCTTCAATCGTTCCTTTCAGATATTTTTTGTTTTCGTTCAGGATCTCCTGCCTCAGGGCTTTCTCTGCGTCTTTGAGCAGGCTGTAGCGGATGGCATCCATCAGCTGCTCCGCCTTGTCCCTGTGTCCGGACCAGGACACGGAGAGCATCAGCTGGAAGGCTTTCTCCACGTCGTCCCCCTCGAAGGCCTTGGTGACTCCGGCGCCCCTCTGAGCGGGCACGGCCACGAAGGAGAACTCGTAGGCGTCGGACGGATCGTCCAGGATGGCGTGGCAGAGCTGGCCGTCGTAGCTTTCGCCCTTGACGTGGCCCTTCTCGCAGCCGTCCCAGAAGACAGAGCCGCCGCAGACCGAGCAGGTGCAGGATTTCATCGCGCACCCCACGGAGACTTCCTTCAGGATGCCTCCCTCGATCGCCTCGATCATCCCCTTGGTGGTGTCGTTGCGCAGCATATAGGCGTCGCCCACCAGGCACTTGTAGGCCGAGCCTGCCATGGTCTTCCGCGTGGTGTCCGTCACGACGCTGGTCCGGTATATCCGGGCGACCTGGTTGCTCGCGCTCCAGTCGTGGTCACTGATGCCGGTCTTCCCGACAAACAGCGTTGCCATGGCCTCCAGCGCAGAGTCCGAGAACCGCTCCAGGTCCCGGTCCACCTCGTTGTCGCACAGCACGACGGAGAAGGTATAGACCTCGTCAGGGCTCAGCTCCTTCAGGGAATATTCGTTGATCAGCCCTATGTCGGCCTCGGCGTCAGCCGTGGCCAGGCTGTTGATCCTAAGCTTCTTGGTTACTTCCATTTATCCTCCCTTCTGCCTCGGCTATCATGATCCGGGGCTTGTCGACGACGGTGTACTGCAGCGTGCCGAGGTCCTGGCTGATCATTGCCACGTCGCCCACGTTTGCAGGCAGCGGCGGGAGGGAGTTCTCGGCGCGGATCTCGTTGACCGTCTTCCATGCAGAGCGGATGGCCTTGTAGTTGACTTCCGCCATGGTGCTGGCGTCCGCTCTGATCAGGGCGTTCATGTCGAAGCGGTAGTGCAGGCCGCGGGCCCGCTGGTTCTTGGTGAGCAGCTTCCGGTCGAACTCCTGCTCGTAGGCCGTGACGATCGGCAGCATGGTCAGCTGGAGGAACTCCAGCATCTGCTGTTCCTGGCTCGTGAAGCTGGTGTCGGAATAGTCGCCCAGCAGGTGGGGCGGCAGGTTGTACACCATGGCCACCTTCGACCGGGTGATCTTCTCGACCTCGAACAGCTTCGTGTCCACCGGGGACAGGTTCATGCTCTTCGCGGTGACGCCTGACTCCAGCAGCAGGATGTTCCCGCTGGTCTGCCTGTAGGTCTCCATGAAGGACGCCACCATGGACGCCTTCTGGGCCTCGCCCAGGTTAGCCGGTGCCTCCAGCACGATGGCTGCGTTGACGCCCTGGTCCAGCTGCGACTTGGAGAAGCTCTGGATGTTCTCCGAGTAGTTGATCGTGTCGTACAGCACGGCGACCGGGTTGATGCCGGAGTAGCCGTTGGTGCTGATGAAGGGCACGTGGATCATGTACCAGTTATGCACGTACATGGTCTCGCCGTCGTCGGTCTGGATGAAGTACCAGAGCTCCCCGCTCTCCCTCTCCAGCACCGGCCGCACCTTCGTTGGGTTCAGGATGTCCAGGCGCTGCACGTTCCCGGCCGTGTCCATGACCTTCAGGGCGTAGGCGTTGCCGGTGGTGCACCGGCAGGCCTCCATGGTCTTGATGAAGTTCGAGGCCGTCATGCTGGGGTTCGGTTCGTACGCCAGCAGGTCGTTCAGGTCGTTCACCACGGGCATGGACTTTCGGAAAAGCCGGACCGGCATGGTGCTCAGAGCGTTGGAAATCCGGCTCACTGCCGAGAAGAGCAGCTCGGAATTCTCAAGCGTGTAGTCGCCCCGGCTCCAGATCATTGGCCACTGCCGGAGCGTCCGCCTGGTCGGAGTACCCGACGGAGTGCCCAGCAGCTTTATAAGCCTCTTCCGGCGCCAGGTTTTTAACCTTTCGAAAAGTCTCGTATGACCGCCTCCTGTCAAAGGTTTTTAAGATCAATAACGGTCGCCAGTTCCTTGTCCGGCGGTATGTACAGGGGGTTCTTCCGCAGCATTTCCGTGTGGGCGTCCAGCAGCGCCATAAATCCGTCTATTTTGCGGTTCGCGTGCTGCTTTGTCGGCAGATATGTCGCGTTTGGCCCTCTTTTTGTCAGTTTTACGTTGCCCAGGTACCAGTTGAACAGCGGGTCGTTATTGTGGATCACGGCCCCGTCCTGGAAACGCTCCCTCAGGTGATCGAGAGGCGCGGTCAGAGTGAGCTCACCCTGGCGGACCACTTCGAGTACGAACCCGTCCCGCTGCATCTCCTGAACCAGCATGAAGGCCTTGGCCGGGTCGTAACCGATGGCGTCTATCTGGTAGACCTGCCTCATTTGCCGGAACCACTCCAGCACGAGGGTATAGTCGACGTAATCCTGATCCACGGCGGTCAGGTAGCCGTCCCGGATGAGGTTTTCCCAGTCCAGCTTCTCCCTGTCTTCGGCGACCTTCCGGCGCGGCACCCATGAGTGTTCCAGCACCACCAGGCCGTCATCCGTGGGGAATTCCAGGCAGGCGCTGGTGAAGTCGCTGGTCTCCGCCAGGTCGAAGCCTCCGTAGCAGCGGCAGCCGCGCAGCTTGTCTATGTCGACGGTCTTGCAGTTCTTCCGGATCGTCTCCACGTCCAGATAGCTCATCTCGTCGACCAGCGTGAACACGTTGAGGGACTTGTTGATAAAGTTCGAGCGCTCCGCCGGGATTCGCCTGACCCGCTCCCATTCGTCCTTCAGGTCCTCAATGTTCAGCAGGCTGCCCAGGCTGGGGTTGGCCTTTGGCCAGCAGCCGGGATCCGCGGGGTCGTCGTCCTCGTCGATCTCGTCGATATAGACGAAGATCCTGTCCGACGCTCTGCGGCTGATGGCGTCAGCTCCGTCAAGGATCTCTCCGCCCAGCACATAGAGATCCATGAGCGGACCGTCGATCACTGTGCCGAGGGTCGTGATGTAGATGATCAGGGGCTGCTTGCGCTTCTTGATTTTGCCCTTGATGACGTTTATGAGCTTGTAGTCCCTGTACTCCTGCAGCTCATCGAAGATGCCCATGTGGACGTTCTTGCCGTCCAGCGTCTTCGAGTCCGAGGCCAGGGGCTCGAACTTGCCGTTGGTCTGGTCGAACCAGATGGCCGTCTTTGTGAACCGGAGATGCTTGGCCAGCAGGGGAGACGCCTGAGCCTGGGCGTAGCACTCGTTGAAGATGATGCGCGCCTGGTCCTTGGAGTTGGCCAGGCAGTACACCTCCGGGCCCCGCTCTCCGTCCTTGGTCAGGCCGTACAGGGCATTGCCCGCCACCATGGTGCTCTTGCCGTTGCCCTGGCCTACGATGATCAGCCCTTCCCTGAAGCGTCTGAGGCCGGTCTGTTTATCCACCCAGCCGTACAGGTTCTCCTCACAGAAGCACTGCCAGGGCAGCAGCGCCATGCGGTCGTAGTCGCCTTTTGTAGGCCGCAGGAAGCGCTCCATGAACGTGACCGGGCGCTGCGCCCTGTCAGGGTCAAACCGCCAGCGGAACGACCTGTCGTTCTGTCTCCGGAGCTCATCCAGGAACCGTTCACAGGCCTGTTTTCGCCGTTTGCCTGATACGTACTTGCCGCCGACAACGTCCAGCGCGAACTGGATCCCGCGCGTGCGGACCATGTCAGAACAGGTCGAAGCTGTCTGCTGTGCCGTCCATCATCGGTGCCGTCTCTATGTACTTGAGCAGCAGGGTCGCGGTCTTGTCGGCGGCGGCCGCGGTCGCGTTGTATGCCGTGATGGCCGGGTTCACGTAGACGTTCGCCCGCCCCTTGACGTATTCCTTCTCCACCAGGGTGCCGTCCGCCTCGATCGCCTTCTGCAGTGCGTCAAGGTGTTCCAGGTGCTCCCCATAGCGCTGGAAGGCCGTGATGAACAGGTAGGACTGGTCGGTCCCTTTGGCCTTTGCCTTCCTCAGGATCTCCGCCGCCTGCTTTTTGAGATGCGCGGCGCTGACTATTTTCTGGGCCATGTCCGGCCTCCTTCCAAAAAAACTTGCCGCGGGGGCTCGGTGCGAAGTCATG